TTTCTCCTGGCATATTTACCTCTTTGGTTTTAGTTGTCTTAGCAGCCTTTAGGACTACCTTCTTTTCTTCGTTGAACTTAGCTACAGCAGAATCTTTATTCTTCAGAGCCTTTTCTACCTTTTCTTGCACAATAGCGAAAGAAAGATAAGAATCTTCATCAAGTTGAGTCAAAGCTTTTACTTGACTATCTGTACCCTTTAGGGACTTGATAATTTCGATACCTGACAGTTGAGCGGTGATGTACTCTTGGTAAGCTGCATCTTCTTGTTCAGGAGTTAGATCCCAAATAGATTGATCTGGGTAAGTTTCACGATACCAAGACCAGAATGATTCTCTGGAATAAGTACCAGCGTCATCTTCTCCTGAACCTTCGGTATAACCCATCATAGCTGCAAGTACTTCAGCATCATCTTCGTACAAACAGAAGAAGGTTTCAAGGAACTCTGGAATTTCCATTGTTACTTTAACTTTTTGCATCTTCTGGATAAACTCCGAAGATCCTTCACCTGATTTCAGGATGAGAGCATTTGGTGAAAGATTTGCTGGACCACCTTGACTTTTGCTTACAAGAGCAAGATGAGCAGTGTCACCTGAGAAGTCAATATTCTTTAGCTTGCGTTTTGGTTTAATTGTATCTGACATTATTTTCCTTATTCTGTAATCTTCTCAGTATCAGCCATAGCACCAATACTTACTCCATTAACTTCACCTGATTCAATAGCTAACCAAAGGTCTTCATCGTGGATCTGAAGGTTAGCTAACCAAGAACCTTTAGTTACAAATCTATCTCCAATCTGGAGATCAACTGGTGTAATATAGGATTCAACAGTAGAGAAGGTTTCTGTCTGTGCTAGGTGAAACAAGTTAGCTCTGTTGCAAGCCAAATTGTAACTATGACAAGCTTTTCTAACTTCTTCTTCTGAAGTAATGTCACCATGAGCATCTACTACATCAGGTTGCATTACTACAAATAAAACTTGCTTGAGTAAAGGATCATTTGATTTCAGGATTGGGATTTTACTTTTTGTATTATCCTCTGGGTTCAATATTATCTCCTTAAAACAAGCGATATAAAATTAATTATATCACCTGTTTGGTTAATTGTCAATTTATGTGTTAAATGTAATTATCTGAATTTGTGGGATAACTCAGTGATGTATCACCTGGGAGTGCAGGACATGTATTTAAAAATGCTTTGACCTTAACCCATGTTGCATCAGCAGCAAGTTCTGGGGATTCATTTAACCAACCAGTAAGAGCGGAAGTAGGCTCAGTATCAGTTAGAGTTGTACCAACTAAGTTAAATGCTGCACCAGAGACACTATTTGTATAACCACCAGCACCAGCTTTTACTTTACTGTTAATAATGTTGACTGTAGTATTTGCCATGTCGTTTCTTGTAGCAAATGCAATATTTAAAGCTCCAGCAGAATTAATACTAGCTCTATAGATATTTACAGTGGATGTACTTGAATAGCCATATCTAACTGCTACAGAATTTGTTACTGAAGTATGGTTACTGGTAAGATTGTAAATTGTAGCATCACCTTTTAACCAGATAACAGAAGTTGATCCTGAGTTGCAAGTACCTTTGATCTTTGCCATCCAAAGAGAAGGTCCGACATAATCAGTGCCTGAACTAATTACACCAATATATTTATCTGCTGTTGTTAATTCAATTTCTGCCCAAATTGGACTCAGAGCATGTACACCAGATGCTAGGATATTAATAGAAGACTGACACCTGAGTGCATAACTTGGTTTACTTTTATTCGAATCTGCTACTAACTTAATATTGTTTGAAGATGTTCCGATTATTTTTACTCCAACTAATCTAGTCAGAAATAAGTCAGAAGATGTGGTTCCTGCTGACCCTGTCATATCAATCTGACCACCATAGATTTCCATAGTGGAATTTACAGGAGCACTATTAATACCTGGACCAGTTGTTCCAGGGTTAGCAAAATCACAAGCAATTGCGTATGATGAGCAGTTACCATGATTTGTAAACCAATTATCAGAGCTTCCTGTCCCTGGTGACCTGAATACACAACCCCAGGCTCTCATATAACTTGTAGATGGCACAGGATTTGTACCTACATCAATAGCTACACAGTCCGCTGATGCTGTTTGATAATTCCCATAAATATCTGCCTCAACTCTGTTATTATTAGATGTAAAGAAACTTACAAGATTACCGTTCTTATTGCCGCCTCCATTTGCTCCTTGTACATTTGCATTTAAAACAAATTTTCCATTCTCTAGATGAACAGTACCCAGAACAGTATTTGTAGCATTTGTTGTAGGACTAACAATTGTTAATCTTTTAGGTACTGTACCAATTCTTGTGGTACTATAGAGACCTGATGCTTGACAATTTAAGTAATAGCCAGATAGTGAAAATGAAGCACTTTCTTCAATTGTACAACCACCTGGGATGTTCAAAACAGTTCCTGGAACTGTTGCTGAGATATTTGCATCAATTCTTATAACAGAAGAGGAAGTTGCTGTACTCATAGCAGATTCCAATTGAGATGCAGTGCTGACACCTGTTACAACCACTGCTGATAAGATTACAGAAGCAATAGCATTTAATGTAAACTGTCTAACTCCCATATTAAGCCTTTGAACCAATAATATTGTAGGAGTTTGCGCCTGTTGGTTGGATTGCCCAGACTGGGTTTGTTGCACCTGTATTCCTGATATCCACTACTGTTACACCAGTATCGCCAGTGAAACTGCAAGCACCATACCCACCAAAACCAAAAGGTTGGATTGCACCCGAGTGAATAATTGCTGAACCGCCTGCACCATTAATACCTTCTGCACCATTCAGAGAATCAGTGGTCTTACCTGCTGTAATGATAGAAGCCAGTGTACTTCCAGGAGCAATTGTTGTCTTTGTAACCTTGAGTGCAATAGCAGTAGCTTGTGCTGTACTGACCGGCTTATTAACATCAGAGGTATTGTCTACATTACCTAAACCTACATCAGCTTTAACAAGAGCTAGAACAGTCTTGATAGCGGCTACAGTACTGGCACGAAGTACATCTTTACCAGAAGTACCAGCATCGGTAATATCATTAGCTGTTACTGAACCACCACCTCCACCTGCTGGTAAGTTAGCTAGGTCAACAATCTTAGTTGTACCATCATCTAGCTCAAAGGTAATTTTACCGGCTAGGTCCATTCGCATTTCTGTTACATTAGGCATTTCTTATCTTTCTTATTTAAGCCGTATTGTCGGCATTATTACTTGAAGTATCAATTCCGTTTGGAGATAAACTCGTTCCAGACCCGGTAGTTTTCATACCTTCACCTGACTTAGAAGTATTCCCTGTTAACTTATCTTCTTGTACTTCTTGTTCTGCTGGTAAAGTATCAATGCCAAGCATATCTCGTACTCTATTCAGAACTGCTCTATCAAGCTCAATCAAACCTGTACTAGCTGCTCGTTGGAAAGCCTTAGATAATTCTTCAATTGGTGTTTCTTCTACTGAATCAGAATCAATTCTGCACATTCTGGTAGTGTCAAAACCATTTAATTCGTATAGTTGCTTAATCAGGTCACGATTGACTTCTTCTAGAATAGAATTCAGAAGGTACTTACACATCGCACCAACCATGTTATTCTTTAAGCTGCCAAGAGCGTAAGAACCTGTACTACCTTGACCCATGATAAGGATATCAGCCAAGAGAGTAGTCATGATTTGGTTTGTGTAATAAGCTTTCAGTTGAGAAGTATCAACAAGTTTCTTACCATTAGCTGCTGCAAGTTCAAACGAAAACAAAGGAACCTTAGTTTCTTCATTAGCATCAGAAGGAATCATGATACCTGACTGAGCACCTTGCTGGATATTCCGAAGCATGTTCTTGAAGTTATCAGCAACAGCTTTCTTATTTGGATCGGCATCCGAAGCTAAATAACTAGCTGGGATTTTCAGAACAGGAATACCTACAAGGTCTTTAGCCAAGGCTGTACCTTCTAGTTCTTCTACGGTTGTCAGATATTTGTACGCAAAATACACCTGAGACAAAGGTGATTTACCATAAGGATCACCACGGTGTCTACCTAGGCGAACATGCAAGAACTTACTTCTGGGTAGAACTACTTCGTTATTTCGGTTTTCAAATCTACCGTAAGTATTGGCAATCAAGGAAAGATTCTGCTTGACACCTGTAACATCGTTACCTGAATCGTCATAAATGAACTTCTCAATGGTATCTTGGCTGCGGTGAGCTAACTTACGCAAAGCAATCTTACCGTCATTGAAAGAACTACCAGTAGAAGTTAACCTACGACGGAATACCTTTTCGGTGATACTGAAACCATACACCTGAGCACTTAGAGTATCTTTGATGAAATCACCAAAAGTACCTTCCATGTCGTTCAGGCATTCTTTGATGAACTTAGTCTGAGCTTTTTCTTCAGCAGTTGCATTCTCAGGTTCTACT